TCCGGCTCCAGCAGCAGGCAGTGCAGGGCAGTACCCATATCCAGTGCCTTCATCTTTTCGGTGTCTACCGGCGCGGATTTCTGCCACTGCAACAGGGCCGGACTCAGCGCAACCATATCCAGCTGCGACTTACTCACGCCGTCGCCGGCGTGGTAATCCTCGTTGCTGATGTCGAAGTAAATTCCTGGATTCATGCCGCGTTCCTCGCCGTGTCCAGCTGGTCAGCCAGATCCCACTTCGCGATGATGCTGGTCATCGCGGCCTGGTACGCTGCGAGAGCTTCTTCAAATTCAGCGCTCATCATCAGTTCTTCCAGAATCTCGGTGCGCACGCCTTTGCGCTCCAGCTCATAGAAAGGTTTTTGCAGCTGGTGGAACTTGATAGCGTCGATCAGCTCCACCTGGCGCTCGTAGTGCAACTGACTCAGCTGGTAGTCGCTGTCGATGCTGGTCATGATTTTTTTCAGGTTATTAATCTGCTGGATGTTCACTTGCTCACCCCCATATCCATTTCAGTTTTTACTGCCATCTTGGTGACAAATGCCCAGTTGATGGCCTCATGCAGAGTGCGGCACTTGGTGCTCATCAGCCCGCACGCTGTAACGCAGTACCAACCGTTGATGATTTTCCACTGCATAATTCGTTACCTCAGTGTTACCGTTGAGGTAATAATTATCCTTATGTGGTTTGAAGTCAATAGGTATGATTATAAAAAATTACCCTAGAGGTAATATTGTTGGCAATAAAAAAGCCGCACAATGGCGGCTTAGTATCTGAAATGTATGGCTTTACTCTTGCGATTTGCCGTTCTGAACAATCACGAAATCGACGTAACTCTCGATCTTGCTTTTCTCGCTCTCAGGTAACAATGCGTAGCGGGCCCGGTCGTAATGGATGGTCGCCGGGTCGCGAGGATGGATGAGCAGTTCATAGCCCCGGCGCCCGAACGCGCTGGCGATCGCCTCCAGAGTGGAGATCGAAACGCTAACCTCATTGTTCAGCATGCGGTTGATTGTCGCCTGGGCAACGCCGGACGCTTTCGACAGCTTGCCCTGAGATGACAGGTCGCGGTTGTTCTGCATCCACGCCTCTAGATTATGCGCTGCCAGCTGGCCGATATCGGAAGGGGTGATCTCTTCTTGAGGGATGGCAACAGCAGATAATGAGTGGTCGACGTCCAGCCAGTTCGACGGCTTGTTCGCTGCCTTCTCAATCTTGCGCGCCACCGTGTCGCCGACCACCTTCTGCCCGCGGGCCCAGCGGTTCACCAGGTTTGCCTGAGTTCCCAGTTTTTCCGCCAGACGAGTCTGCACCCCGTTAAAGTCACGGTCGATGATATCGTTAATATTCTGCCTGCGGATATCCTGAATACTTTTCATGCTCTGGTGAATCGCCTCATATATGAATTAGTTAGTGGTTCAATTAAAAGCGAATTTACCCCACAGGTAAATGCACCTCACAGGTAACAAACCTTGATTTTTATTACCTTCTGGGTGAATATTTGTTATCTGAAATTAATATCAGGCAATAGCTATGAGCGAGAACGAAAAATTCGACTTCAAAAAACACTGGTTGCAACTCACTCCTGATGAGCGAAATGCCTTTGCTGACGAGGCCGGAACGACCAGCCACTACATCCAGACGCATCTGACAGGCCGCCGGAAAATGCCCGGTAAGACATTGATGAATGGGCTGTTTAAGGCATGCAAACAGCGCGGATGGGTCAGAACGAAGCCTGAACTGGCTATCTTCTTCTACGAATAAAACCTCCTTCAAACCCCCATCAGACCGCCTTCTGGCGGTCTTTTCATATCTATTCAGCCCCCTCAGGTAATAATGATCCGAATATGGTTGATCTTTTTTCGGCCATCGCACAAAATTACCAAAGATAAATTTCAAAGAGAGGTGCAAATGAAGCGATTAACTCAGCGTGAAGCTCTCGAAATGGGCCTCGCCAGGTTCTACACCGGCAAGAAGTGCATTCACGGGCATGACAGTGAGCGCTACACCCTCAGTGGTGAATGCGTTAAGTGCAACAACGAGCGGGCTCGACGCCAGCAGCAGTTGCGTTCAGATAAATTAAAGGCAGCCAGAAAGGCGCGGGAGGCAGCATGAAGATTTTTTTCTCCGGTTCCAGTGCTCAATTATGCATTGAAGCAGAGTCAGAAGAAGAAAAGGCGATGCTCATTATGTGGCACCGGCTGAACATTTCAGATCAGACAATGTACTGCGACATGGTTGATACTGGTTGCTTCGCTGGGTTGCGCCTTTGTGGAATCACTGATCTCGAGAAAGAGTAGGTTCATATGGCTAATCAATGGCTACGTCTTTGGCATGATATGCCTAATGACCCGAAGTGGAGAACCATAGCGAGAATATCCGGTCAACCGATAGCTCTCGTTCAGGCCGTTTATATCCACCTTCTTGTTAGCGGGTCACAAAATGTCACGCGAGGTCACGCTGATGTCACGAACGAGGACTTAGCGTCACATTTTGACGTGACTGAGTGTGACATAGACGCTGTTATTAACGCCATGCAGGGCCGTGTTTTGGATGGAACATACCTTACAGGGTGGGAGCGGAGACAGCCTAAAAAGGAGGACCGTGGCAATGATGAAACAGGAGCAAAATCAGCAACTCAGAGAAAAAGAGAGCAGCGTGAAAGGCAGCGGATGCGGCAACAAGAAATCAATGAGTCACGGCAATGTCACGACAAGTCACGAAATGTCACGACAGATAAAGAAGAGATAAAGAGAAGAGAAGATATAAAAGATAAACCCCACACAGGGGGCGAGCAAAATTCACCTGTGGATAACTCTGCTGGTGGCGCTGAACCAGATCCGGATGCGAACAACGCGATGCTTAATGGCTACGTTGCGCCGGGCGGAATGGGTGAGTTTGGTAAATTCCAGATGCACGACAACTGGAAGCCGGATCAGCATTTCACCAGACGAGCTTCTCAGTGGGGCATAAACCTGAAGGCGGACATCACACCGTTCGAGCTGGCAGAATTCATCACGTACTGGAAAGCGGAGGGCAAAGCATTCCACCACGACCAGTGGCAGCAGAAGCTGGCGAGAAGCGTGCAGCAGTCCAGGGCAAGGCCAGTCGCCCAGCAGCAGCGAAGGGACATCAACGACGTTCCGGAGCCGGACAAAGCCATACCGCAGGGATTCAGGGGATACCAGCCCTCATAGCGGCACCAGCGCGGCAGCGCATTTTTTTACGTCCGCATAATTACCTTGCAGGTAACAAAATATGCGCATAGCTATTGATTTTAACTCTAATGTGGATTTAAATTACCTGAGAGGTAAGGCATGAAAAAGCAGTTACAGGCTCTTGGTCGACTCAAGACAGGCCAGATGAACAAGACGGAATCTGCGTACTGCCAGCACCTGGAGCTGCGCAAGCATGCTGGGGAAGTGGCCTGGTACCGGTTCGAAGGGATCAAGCTGCGCCTGGCTGACAACACGTTCTACACGCCGGACTTCGCGGTGATGCTCGCCACCGGTGAGATGGAATTACACGAGGTGAAAGGGTTATGGACCGACGACGCTAGGGTGAAAACCAAAGTCGCAGCAGATCAGTATCCGTTCCGCATCATCGGCGTGACTGTGAAGCCGAAGAAAGCAGGTGGCGGATGGAATATCGAAGTGTTCTGAATCGACGTTCCTTTTTGATATCAACGTAATCAATAACTTATACGGGTAAGCGGGGGTAAGGATGGAATGCAAAGTGAGTGATCTGGTAAAGCGCGGACATGAGCAGTCCGCAGAGCTGAAATCGTCAGGCGGTGCTGTATCGCAGTTGATTAGCGATCTGGCTACGCAGTTGGATGTGCAATTGGCTCGCAGTAATGCGCTGGCTGCGGAGAATGCGGGGCTGCGGGAATACCGCCCACAACCGAGCGGTGCGGCGATGATGGAGGCTCTTGATGCCTTCTATGAGTACCACGAGGATGTGCCAGAGCAGGGAATGATGGCAGCATTTGAAATACTTTGCTGCAAGCGACCAGCCACCCCGGCCACCGACGCTTTCCTGGCTGAAGTGCGGGCGCAGGCTCGTAACGAAGGTATCAACTATGCCGCCAGTCGTCTCGCCGCTGCATTCAATCACGGTTTCGTTGATAAGCCTCTGTTTGAAGTCTACGACGTGGTGCGCATGATTCTGGACACCAAAGAAGAACTGGCAAACTCCACGCTGCCAGCCGCAGATGGCTTATCTGGCGAGTACGCTGAAGAGTTTATCGAAAATTCCACAGTTGAGCTTCGCAAAGGAGTGCAGTCATGAGCAAATTAACTTGCAAGGTTGGTTACGTTAATCCGCGTTATGTGAGTTTTGCAGATTTTCTTCGACAGGGTCGTGTTGATGTGTTGGCGAAACAACTTGCTGAACGCCTTGAGATTGAAGCCAACAGCCAGAGTGAAGCCATTGATTTCGTGAAGCAGGTTCTTATCGATATCGCCGCTGACGACATGGGAATGAAAAATATCGACGAGCTTGAAGCCAGATGCGCTGCTCTGGCTGCGGAGAATGCGGGGCTGAAGGAGAGCCGCAAGAATTTGGCAGAATTCATCCATGAGGAGTTGGACGCAGACTATCCGCTGAACATGGATATCGAAACCCCGGCGACCGACGCTTTCCTGGCTGAAGTGCGGGCGCATGGAGTTGAGATGTTTGCTGGGGATGAGAAAAAACTTTCAGAGTCCCACATGCAAGACGGGAATCTTGATACTGCAATTCAGATCGCGAGTTCCTCAAGAAGAGCAAGCGACTTCGCCGCCCAACTTCGCAAAGGAGTGCAGTCATGAGCAAACCAACCGATGAAGAAATCATTCAGGAGCTGAAAGCGCACGGTCGATGCATGACCTACGTTGTGACCAACATTCTCAGCCGGAAATACTGGCCTCTGGATACCGCATACATATTGCGCCGTCTGAAAAAGTTAGAGGCAGCGGGAAAAGTTAGACGCGTTAGAAGTAGCTACGCAGTCCAAATCTGCTGGGAGGCCGCCCAATGATCAACATCGACAAACACATCGACAAACAGGCGCTGCGTGGTCAAAGCGTTGAAGGATCGTTTTACCTGGTGGAATGCTGCAATTGCGGTGAAATGTACCCCAGCAACCTTCTGGATGGTGGAGAAGCAATTGCTGACTCCGGGGATTACGGCGATTGCTACTGCCATCTGTGCGGAGCAGATGACACGGAACGGGCGGATTGGGGAGACGTAAATTCGAATGAAGCAAAGGCGT